ATGATCCTCTGCTCTGCTGACGTTGCTTCGGCACTCACCATGGCAGGTGTTCTGGATTACACCCCAGCCCTCAACGCTAACCTCAACGTTGATGACACTGGCAATACCTTCGCTGGTATTCTTGCTGGTAAGTTCCGCGTATACATTGACCCATACGCTGCTAACAACTCCGCTAACCAGTACTACGTTGTTGGTTATAAGGGTTCTTCACCTTACGATGCTGGTCTGTTCTATTGCCCATATGTACCTCTCCAGATGGTACGTGCCGTTGGCGAAGACACCTTCCAGCCAAAAATTGGCTTCAAGACCCGTTATGGTATTGTTGCCAACCCATTCGCAAAAGGTGCTACCCTCACCAATCCTGGTGTTCTGGAAAGAAACTCCAACGTTTACTACAGAAGAGTCAAGGTTACCAACCTTATGTGATCACTGGATCACAATTCCATTCAAGAGACCCGAAAGGGTCTCTTTTTTTATCTAAATAAAAATAAAACGCGATGGCGTCAGCATTTAGTAATCAAATACAGAATAGAAATTTTTTATCGCCAGTTGGTTTCAAATTTACACTGGCAAAGTATCCAAAAGTTTCATTTTTTTGTAACTCTTCAAGAATACCAGAAATAAGTCTTGGTACAGCAATCCAACCATCGTACCTAAAAGATCTTGATGTACCTGGAGAAAAATTGACCTATGGTGATCTAACAATTAGTTTTTTAGTTGATGAAGGTCTTGAGAATTATATGGCGGTTCACAACTGGATGACTGGTTTAGGTTTTCCAGAGACAACACAGCAATTCAAAAATTTAACTACAAATGATGATGGTATTCGTGATTTAAAAGAACAATATAGTGATGGATCATTAAGTATTCTAAACTCAAATTATAGAGCAACTGCCAACGTAAAATTTAAGGATTTATTTCCAGTCTCACTCACATCATTAGAATTTGATTCATCTGTTACTGACATTCAATACTTTACAGCAGAGGCAACTTTCAAGTATACTGTGTATAATATTGTTGATACGAACGGCGATCCTTTATGAATCTTGATGAAGTTCAGGAGATGTGGCAGAGAGATTCTGTTATTGATCCTGACAATTTACACGATGAATCTTTAAAAATTCCTCAACTCCATTCAAAGTATTATACCATCTATAATACGATTACTCTGTTGCGTGAGAAAGCAAGAGAAACTTATAACAGAGTCAAACTAGAAAGGTACAACTACTACACTGGAAAGGCACCTATAGAGGTCTACGAAGAAGAACCATTCCCATATAAAGTTAGGGATAAAGAGGCGTTACAGAGGCATATGGACGGTGATGAGAAGCTCTCTAAAGTAGAACTTAAAATCAGATACTATGACATTATGCTTAAGTTTTTAGAGGAAGTCATTAAGACTATTTCCAATAGAACATTTCAAATTAAAAACGCAATTGAATGGCATCGGTTCCAATCGGGGTTTAATTAATACAAATAAATATTTTTGTATTGATATGAACTTATGTCACACTTGGTTATATCTAAAAAGAATGAGGTATATCTTCAGGTAAAAGCAGAACCACACGTCTATTATGAACTTGCGGATCAGTTCACATTTGACGTACCAGGTGCCAAATTTATGCCCCAGTTTCGTAACAGACACTGGGATGGGAAGATTCGTTTATTTAATACCCAGACTGGTGAGATCTATGTTGGTCTGTTAGATAAACTCACCCGTTTCTGTGAGAACCACGAGTATACCTACGAGTTTACAAACAATAAGTTTTATGGTCTTCCTTTTGAGGTAAACGAACACATCTCAAAGGAAGGAGTCAAAGACTATATGACATCTATTTGCAAGTATGCTCCCCGCGAATACCAAGTTGAGGGAGTATACGACGCTTTAAGACACAATAGAAAGTTGTTGATATCTCCAACTGCTTCTGGAAAGTCGTTGATGATATATGCGATTGTGAGATATTACGTTGAGAAAGGACAAAATACTCTGATAGTTGTTCCAACGACTTCCCTTGTAGAACAAATGTATAAAGATTTTGCTGATTATGGGTGGGATGTTGGTTCATACTGCCACAAGATATATGCAGGGAAAGAAAGAGAAACGGACTCTCAGGTGATTATCACTACCTGGCAATCCATCTACAAACTTCCCCGTCAATACTTTTCAAGATTCAATGTGGTCGTAGGAGATGAAGCACACCAGTTTAAATCAAAGTCATTAGTATCTATAATGACAAAACTTTCTGATGCTAAATTTCGTTATGGTTTTACAGGCACGCTGGATGGCACACAAACGCACAAGTGGGTTTTAGAAGGTTTGTTTGGTCCTTCATATAAGATCATCAGAACAGAAGAACTGATGCAGAAGGGTCATGTTGCCAAACTGGATATTAATATTCTTTTGCTGAAACACCCACCAAATAAGTTTGAAACGTTTGAGGAAGAAGTTCAGTATATCATCAATCACGAAAAACGCAATAAGTTCATCAAGAATCTGGCACTTGATCTTAAAGGTAATACTCTAATTCTATTTTCTAGAGTTGAAGGTCACGGACAACCTTTATATGAATTGATAAATAATAGCATCGCTGAAGGTCGCCACGTGTTCTTTGTTCATGGTGGTGTAGATACTGAGGACCGAGAAAAAGTCAGAGAAATTACTGAGAAAGAAAACAATGCTATCATCGTTGCTTCTTACGGGACTTTTTCTACTGGTATCAACATTAGAAATCTACATAATGTTATCTTTGCTTCCCCTAGTAAATCAAGAATCAGAAACCTCCAATCAATCGGAAGAGTCTTAAGAAAAAGCGACAATAAGACAAAAGCAACTCTATATGACATTGCCGATGATATCAGTTATAAGTCAAGAAAAAATTACACACTCAATCACCTAATCGAAAGAATCAAAGTTTATAACGAAGAAAACTTTAATTATGATATTGTAAACATACCGCTTAAAAACTAATGGGAGAAGAGTTTTACGCAATTATAAAACTAATATCAGGGGAAGAAATTCTCTCACTCGTTTCAGTTGATGAAAACGATGGAGATCCTTTGATTATTCTTCAAAACCCAGTAATTATGAAAATGATTCATTCTTCAACAGGATCTTATATCAAAGTAAAATCCTGGATGGAATTATCTGATGATGATATCTTTATCATTAGACTTGATAGAGTCATTACTATGACTGAAACAAAGGATCCTAAAGTCATTCAAGTCTATGATTCTTATATTAATGATGGAGATGATGATAGTATTGAACTTTATAAACCAACAGGTCAAGTTAAAGTATCAAACAAGATGGGTTACGTTGCTAGTGTAGAAGATGCTCGCAAGAATCTTGAAAGAATCTTTAAAGGTCTTAAAGAAAGCTAGTTCTCATCTTCAAAGGAGACAAACCTAGTCTACACATATTTTCAAATGTTGTCAAGCCTCCGAATGTATGGTATAATAAGTAAATCATATATTTAATGAGTCCGATGCTATGCCCAAGAAGAAATCAGAACACTATGTAAATAACAAAGAATTATTAGAAGCACTGATTGTCTATCGCACAAAGGTTGCTGCCGCTAAAGAAGCAGGTCTTCCTAAACCGCGTATTACAAATTACTTGGGAGAGTGTTTTCTGAAGATTGCGACTCATTTATCATACAAACCGAACTTTGTGAATTATATGTTTCGGGATGATATGATTTCTGATGGTATTGAAAACTGTGTTCAGTATATTCATAACTTTAATCCAGAAAGATCTCAGAACCCATTTGCTTATTTTACACAAATTATTCACTACGCTTTTCTCCGTCGTATTCAGAAAGAGAAGAAGCAACTGGAAATCAAAACCAAGATCATTGAACGAACTGGTTTTGATGAGGTTATGATGATTGATGACAACTTGCTTTCTGGAAGCAATTCAGACTATAATACGATCAAAGACAACATTTCTTACAAGAACCGATGAAGGTTGCTATTATCACAGACACACACTATGGGTGTAAAAAGGGATCAAAGTATATTCATGATTATTTTGAACTCTTTTATAAAAATGTCTTCTTCCCTACTCTAAAAGAACAGGGGGTAGAGGCAGTCATTCATATGGGTGATGCCTTTGATAGTCGCAAGTCAATTGATTATCAAAGTCTGGAGTGGTCAAAACGTGTTGTGTTTGATTCTCTCAAGGATTATGATGTTCATATGATCATTGGTAATCACGACACATACTATAAGAATACTAATAGTGTAAATTCTCCAGGACTTCTTCTTCAGACTTATTCTAATATTAGAACCTATAGTGGGGCAACTGAAGCAACGATCGGTGGTCTTAAGATTTTGTTCTTACCTTGGATTAATCAAGAAAATCAAGAAAAGACCCTAGATCAAATTAAAAAGTCCAAGGCAAAAGTCGCAATGGGTCATTTAGAACTTCAAGGGTTTCGTGTGAATCGGAATCTGATTATGGAGGAACATGGACTGGATTCGAATATTTTTTCAAAGTTCACAAAGGTATTTTCTGGTCATTACCACACTCGTTCTGATAATGGACGTATTTTCTATCTTGGTAATCCTTATGAGATGTACTGGACGGATGTAAATGATACTCGTGGTTTTCATATTTTTGATACGGAAACACTAGAGCATACTTCAATTAACAATCCTTATAAATTATTCTATAACATCTACTATGAAGATACTCCGTATCAAATGTTTGATGCTACAGATTATGAAAATAAAATTGTCAAGGTAATTGTTCGTAAGAAGACCAAACCAAAAGACTTTGAAAAATTCATTGACAAACTTTACACCGTAGGTGTTCAAGATCTTAAAATTGTTGAAAACTTTGATATTCAAGAAAGTGAAGATTTTGAAATTGATGAAGAAGAAAATACAATGTCAATTCTAAATCGTTATATTGACGAAGCAGAATTTGAGTTTGATAAAAATATTATCAAAGGTATTTTTCAAGATCTCTATAGACAAGCTTGCGAGGTAGAGTAAATGTTTCTTCTCACACTCAAAGACAGAAAAGATGATGGTGCATATGCAGTGCAAAATCGATATGGTGAAAAAGTCTTATTTCTCTTTGAAGAAGAAGACGATGCGACTCGATATGCTTTAATGTTGGAGGACCAAGAAAAAACTGTAATGGATGTTGTAGAGGTTGATGACGAACTTGCCATAAAGACGTGTAAGATGTATAATTATCGCTATGCTGTGATCACTCCTGACGATATCGTTATTCCTCCTAAGAATGTTAGTATTTCACAAGATTAAATGGAAAAATTTTCTTTCCACTGGGAATCAGTGGACGGAAGTTGATTTTGAAAAACACAATACAAATTTAATTATTGGAACAAATGGTGCAGGTAAATCTACAATCCTGGATGCACTTACTTTTGTTCTGTTTAATAAACCTTTTCGTAAGATTAATAAACCACAGTTAGTCAATACGACTAACGAAAAAGATTGTCTTGTGGAAATTGAATTCTCTGTGAACAATAGAGATTATCTTGTTCGCCGGGGAATCAAACCAAATATTTTTGATAT